TTTGAGCAGTTCTTCCTGGCGGTGAACAACGAGATCGCCATGGGCCTGGGCCTGCCGCGCGATGTGCTGCTGAAAGCTTTCAACGCCAGCTATTCCGCCAGCCGTGCGGCGCTGATGGACGCCTGGCGCACCTACAAGGTGAGGCGGTTCCGCAAGGCGTCGCGGTTCTGCCAGCCGATCTACGAAGAGATCATCGCCGACGGCGTGGCCATGGGCCACCTGTCTGCCCCGGGCTTTCTGGCGGATCCGATGATCCGCGCTGCCTGGCTGGGATCGTTCTGGAGCGGCGATGGCCCTGGCGCGCTTGATCCGACCAAGGAAGCCACCGCGGCAAAGCTCCGGATTGACATGGGCCAGACCACCCTGCCCGAGGAGATATTGGCATACGACGGCGGCGACTGGGAGACAAAGCACCGCACTTCGGTGCGGGTGCGAAACGATCGAGTCCAAGACGGGCTGGAAGCGCCGATCACCATGCAGCCGGGGTCGCCCGGGTTGCCATCTGCCGCCGTGCCAGATCCTGCCAACCCACTCGGCTTGGCTGACCCAGAGCCATTCCTAGATTGATGCCATGAACATCCTCGACGTTCTCTATCAACCGTGGGCGATTGCTCCTGATCGCCTGATGGAGATTCAGGCGATCTATGCCGCCCACCTGCGGGGCGAATCGATCGACATTGATGCCGTCGAGGCCCGCATCGGCCGGCAGCTGCAGAACCAGCCGCAGGGCTACCAGGTGCAGGATGGCGCCGCCCTGATCCCGCTGCGTGGTGTGATGGCACCCCGCATGAACCTGATGAGCCAGGTGAGCGGCGGCACCAGCACCGAGCTGTTTGCCCGTGACGTGAAGGCCGCGCTCAATGATCCGGCGGTGCAATCAATCGTGCTGCTGGTGGACTCCCCCGGCGGCGCCGTCGGCGGCACGATGGCAGCGGCCTCGGCGGTGATGGCTGCTCGAGGCGTGAAGCCGATCGCCACCTACAGCGACGGCACCATGGCCAGCGCCGCCTACTGGGTGGGTTCCGCCGCTGATCAGGTCTATGTGAGCTCTGGCGTTGATCAAGTGGGGAGCATCGGTGTGGTGGCGTCCCATGTGGATGTGAGCCAGCGCGAGCAGGCCCTAGGCATCAAGACCACCGAGATCGTGGCCGGCAAGTTCAAGCGCATCGCCAGCCAGTACGGGCCGCTCAGCGAATCGGGCCGGCAGTCAATCCAGGATCAGGTGGACTACCTCTACTACCTGTTCGTCGGCGACGTTGCCGCTCAGCGTGGCGTCTCGGCTGACCAGGTGATTGCCGACATGGCCGACGGCCGGGTGTTCATTGGCCAGCAGGCCATTGACGCGGGCCTGGTGGATGGGATCACTACCCTGAGTGATGTAATCGCTCAGATGAACGACCGCGCGGCGACCGATTCCCGGATCTCCGCATCACTCCCCTCTCTCCCGAGAATTTCTATGGATCACAACCAAGTGGCCGCCGATTGGGCGGCTGAGAATCCGGAGGCTGCGGCGGTGCTGCGGACCGAAGGCGCAGCTGGTGAGCGTGACCGCATCGCCGCGGTTCGGGCTCAGGCGCTGCCAGGGCATGACGCCCTGATTGAGAAGCTCGCCGCCGATGGCCAGACCACCGGCCCCGAAGCTGCCATGGCGGTGATCGCCGCCGATCGCGTGCGCCAGCAAGGCATCGCCCAGGCCCGCCTGGACGACGCCATCGACGCCGTGCCCCAGGCCGCTGCTCCTGCCCTTGAGGATGCAGGCTCAGGCTCCCGACTCGGAGCCAATGGCGTCATCGACGCCAAGACCGACGCCGCCGCTCTCGACGCTGCTGCCAAGGCTTACCAGGCTGCCAACCCTGGCACCGACTATCTCGCCGCCGTCAAGGCGGTTCAATCCCCCAACGGAGGTAACTGACCATGGCTGTCGGCGAAATCACCCTGCTGCAGGAGACGGTCACCCTCTCCGCAGCCGCAACCCAGTACCGAGGCGTTCTGCTCACCGGCGCTGCTGTCTCTGCCGCTGGTAACGGCTACCCCTGCGCCACCGGCGGCGCCAACGGTGACTCTGTCCCCGTGGTGCTGCTTGGCGTGGCGATCGGCGAAGCCGGTGCAGCCGTGACCGCGGGCGCCCTGCTCGAGTTCGACTCATCCGGTCGGTTCATCACCCGGTCCGCTGGCGTTTCCGTCGCCCGCGCTCTTAGCAGCGCGGCCGGCGCTGGCTCGACGCTTGAAGTCTTCGTCATCCCCAACTGAGGTAACCCCCGATGCCCCAACTCACTCCCTCTCAGGCACGGGTTGTTAACCCCGTCTTGAGCTCCATCGCCCAAGGCATTCAGCAGAACGACCTGGTGGGCAACTACCTGTTCCCTGCTGTTGACGTGCCCCTGCGTGGCGGCCAGATCCTGACCTTCGGTCGGGAAGCCTTCATGCAGTATTCCAACCTCAACCGCGCCCCTGGCACATCCACCCCCCGGGTGCAGTTCGGTTACAGCGGCTCGACCTACGCCCTGGTGGATTACTCCATCGAAGGCAAGGTTCCCGTTGAGATTGAGCAGGAGGCCATGAACTCCAGCTTCAGTCTTGACCATGCCGCCGTTGCGCTGAACGGCGCCAGCCGGATCCTCCAGCTGCGCCTGGAGATCGCCCAGGCCACCCTGGCAACCACTCTCAGCAACCACGCATCCAGCAACCGGACCACCCTGTCCGGTACTGCTCAGTGGTCTGACTTCGGCACCACCAGCAACCCCCTCAGCGACATTGAGACGGGCAAGGAAGCGATCCGCGCTGGCACTGGCCGCCGCCCCAACGTGGGCGTCATGGGCCCGGCCGTCTGGGCGAAGCTCAAGTATCACCCGATCGTGAAGGATTACACCAAGTACACCGGCCGCGAAGTGGCGACCCTGGACATCCTGTCTGCTCTGACCGGAATCCCTAACTGGTACATCGGCGATGCAGTCTCCTCCAACGACGCCGGCACCACGCTGAGCGACGTTTGGGGCAAGGACGTGGTGCTGGCCTACAGCGAGCTCGGCAGCGTGGCCAACTACGGCGCTCCCACCTTCGGTTACACCTACAACCTCGCAGGGTATCCGCTGGCTGAAGAGCCCTATCAGGACCGCAACCACAAATCGCAGTTCTTCCCCGTCACCCGGGCCGAAGCTCCTGTGATCGCTGGTCAGCTGGCTGGCTACCTGATCAAGTCCTGCGTTGCCTGATGGGCAACTACCGGATCCTGCTGGGCCCGATTAACGACGGTGCTGCCATCCATGAGGACGGCGGCACCATTTCCCTGGCCGCAGCAGAAGCGGCTCCGCTGATGGAGCTGGGCGTCATCGAGCCACTTCCTGCCAAGGAAGCGAAACCCCGCAAGCCTGCTGACTGATGGCCTTCGTCGAGGATCTAGCCGCCTTCCTTGACCTTGACGGCTTTGGCGTCCCCGTGACCGCTGGAGCCGTTTCAGGTGTTGGCGTCCTTGACCAAAATTCCGAGATCATCCTCGGCGGCGAGATCACGATCATTGATTATTTGCTGACCGTGCCGACAGCCACCTTCGGCAGCCTGAGCTATGGCGACCTGGTGACGGTTGATGGCACTAGCTACAAGTGCGAAACCCAGCCGCAACGCTTCGACGACGGCAGCTTCTGCCGGGTGCCGCTGGTGAAGATGGACCCAGATCCCGCGATTGATTACATCCTTGACGGTGGCGCTGCGTTGGCCTCCGGCACTCTCTACGACGGTGGTGGGGCATGAGCCAAACGATCCCGGCCCGCATTGTTATCCGCCGCGACACGGCTGCGAACTGGACGGCAGCCAACCCTGTCCTGCTGCAGGGTGAATGGGGATTTGAGACTGATGCCAGGAAGCTGAAGATCGGCGATGGCGCCAGCACCTGGGCCGCGCTCAGCTATTTTTCCACCGGCACCGGTGGCGGCGGCAACACCATCCTGAGCGGCAGCGGCGCCCCCAGCAGCGCCCTGGGCGTCAACGATGACATCTATCTGGACACGGCAGCCACGCGCCTGTATGGCCCCAAGACGGCCGGCGCGTGGGGCTCTGGCGTTGCACTGATCGGTGCCGCCGGAGCAAACGGGACGAACGGAACCAACGGAACGAACGGCACGAACGGCACTGCAGCCACCGTCAGCGTTGGCACGGTCACCACCGGAGCAGCTGGATCGTCGGCGACGGTGACCAACACCGGCACCAGCTCCGCCGCCGTGCTGGCCTTCGCCATCCCCCGAGGCGACGCCGGGACCAACGGCACCAACGGAACGAACGGAACGAACGGCACAGCCGCAACCGTGGCGGTCGGCACGGTCACGACTGGGGCGGCTGGCAGCTCGGCCAGTATCACCAACTCAGGCACCAGCAGCGCAGCCACGCTGAACTTCACCATCCCTCGAGGCG